GAGTCTTCTGCAAGTGGCTGGCGCGCCGCCGGGATTTCACCTGTTGGCAGGTCAGCCAGGCGATCCGGCTCGTTCTCCAGCAGTATGCGCCCGCGATAGAAGTGCGGCAGCAGTTCCTGCCCAGGTCGGAACATAACCACACCCAGCTCACGTACAACCACAGGATTAAGCAGCGCCCTCACGCCACGCTCCTGACTGCTTTACGCTGGTTACTCATGATCGCCACCTTCCGCCAGGGCTTTATCGTGGGTGAACTCACCGTTCCATGTTTGTTTCATGGGCAAGCATCCCTGAAGATATTTCCGGTAAAGCCATACGGCGCCAGAACGAAGGAGTATCGGTTGATAGCTTGTGAAGCTTACCGATTCATTTGGCATGATCTTGCTTGTTTTCTCTGTGAGGTATTTATCACGGGCATAGGATCGCACACGCCAGTGAGCGGTTTTGCCGTCGGGATTGTCATCGTACAGCCAGTTAGCTGACTTCAGCCATGCATTAACTTTGGAGGTATTGACGCCATTCAGGCGCTTGCAGAACTGAACAGGCGTGAGGCCATCAATAAACAGATTTTCGAGTTGGTCGATGTATTCGGCCTGTTGGTGGGTAACAGCTTCGGCGCGCTGCCGTGCCTCAAACTCATCAGCCCAGGCGCGGGCGGCCTGCGCTGGATCGGAAAAGTTGGGGATTACCGGAACGCCCTGCGGTTCACGCTTCCGGAAATAATGCTCCTCCAGCTCCTCGTAAAAATCCCACGCCTGATCGGTCTCAAGCATTTTCGCATGGCGGGAAGCACCCCGTTCGGTCCACAGAATGAGAACGGATGTATGTTTATTAACCGACTCGCTAAAAGATAGTCGGAACGATTTTAACTCGTCGCCCGTAACGCGGAAGTAGTGCTTGCCTTCAATGAAACGACTCTCGTTGCGGATATGATTCTGCTGAATTCTGATCGGTAAAGTGCCATAGCCAAGCGCCAGATGCTCGGTGGTGATTACTCGCTGGTTACGGTAGGTGATAGCCGGAACGGAAACGTTCGACTGATTTGCGGATACAGCAATAACGCTATCTTTGGGCGTAGCAAAGCCCATAACCTGGTTAGTCATATTGTCTCCACTGATTGTATTGCGAGGGGCCTGCACGCCCGCTTCGCTTGCACTTTTTGACATTACTGCCATATCGCTCTTCTTTCAACCCACAGCTGGACATATATCCATCCCCTGAATGAATGGCGTGATGGTTATCTCTACCTTGCCCTTCGGTACCACTGGCCCCCACTCCACCAGCATGCGTTTTACCTGGCTGTCGTCCTCCCAGACGCCCGAATGCGTCAGCGCGTCAAACAGCGCTTTGTTGTAGTTGTCCAAATCACGGCGGCGCTGATCCGGCGGGAAAAGAGTTATTGCCACCGCCGCTGGCGTGGTGGATGGCTTCGGCAGGCGGCGCAGCTGCTCGACAATCGCCGCGCAGGCTTCGTTCTGATATTTACGCCCGGCAGCACTGACCAGGTGACGACCAGCCAGCGGCCCTTTATTCGGGGCGCGCCAGTAGGTGTTCACGCTGGGCGGGAATGGAAGGGTCAGTTTCATAGCTCGACCCCGCGCATTTCGAGAAAAGCGATCGCGTTCTCTCGGGCCCGATCGTCACCATTAAGAAGAGCCTGAATCAGCGAGATAGCTTCATCCTCCACGCTCTGTCCGGTGATCGTGATGCCCCGGGAGACGCCCGGGGTGATTGTGATAGCGCCTTTACGCTGAAGCGCACGAAGTTGGTCGTTTGCCGCGTTCGGCGAACGGCAGCCCATCAGGCCTGACAATTCGTAAATCGTTGGCGGAAACCTGTGATCAGCGATGTAATCAATAATCAGATCTAAAACTTCCTGTTGGCGTGCGGTTAATTTCATCACGCTGCTTCCTCCTCTTTGACTGCGCACAGCTCTGGAAGATTGGCACGAACCAGCGCCTCGGCGAACGGCGGCGGCACGGCGTTGCCGCACCTGGCGACTTGTTTGTCTTTCGCGTACTTAACCCCGCGATAGTCGCGGTCGATGATGTACCACTTGGGGAAGCCCTGGGCGGCGTACAGCTCGCGGGGTTGCAGCATGCGCATGCCAATATCGACGATGCGGTAAACGATGCCATCCACGGTTACCAGTCCGTCGCTGTCTTCGCCGCAATACTCCCGCAGGAACGCCAGCGCCTGAGCTGCGCGCTGCTCGTCGTAGCCCTCTGTCGCTAGGCTGGTCTCAACGTTACCGACATGCAGGCCGCCCGCGGTTAACCCCGGAGCTGGCGCATCAACCACACGGCCATCCCGGCAGGTGCCGCGCAGCATTACAAGGTGCGACGTGACCGCAGCATGGTGATCGACGGTGGTGACCGAGTGTGCAGGTTCGTCCAGGCTGACGCCCGGTCCGGAGTAGTTCCCGCCGTAGTGTTTCGCCAGGAACGCGCTCACCGTAGCGAATTTATTTCCGCCCGCAGTAACGGTACCCAGCGGATTATCCAGTTGCAGCACGCGCGGCTCCTGCCCCGGGCGCTCGCCATATCCCATCGTCACCAGCTGCGACTTCCCGCCGCCGCCTGCCGTAACCGTAGCACTCGGCTCGTCCGCGCGGTGGCCGACGCTGGCACCGAACTGGCGTGCGACAAACGGCGCGAGCTCCGCTTCAACCAGCCCAAGTGCGTGACCATTCCCGCCCGGGCGCGCCGACGTGCCAGCGGTAACCGTTGGTACCGGCTCAGTAACTGGCTGGCCGGTTGCCCCGGTGCGGAACTTCGTCAGATGCGGAACGGCAACGGCATAGCCGTGAGTTTTAGTGATCGTCTGCAGCGGTTCCGCCAGCGCCTGACCACGGAAACAGTCGTATTTGCCGCGTGTTGTAGTGTGGTTACACTTCACGATAAACGGCGAGGCGTTATCAATCACGAAGCGCTGGATGCCGCGCGCGATGCGCTTAAGCGTGTTCTCTGCCAGCGGCTTTTTGCGGTCGAAAATGGACTGTGCCGGGATAGACCAGTCGATACATTCCGCCGCCGTCCGCCAGGCTTTGAGCTTACCGTTCTGCACTGCTGGTGATTTCGGGTCCCCGTGTGTCGGCTCCGGCCAACTCACCGGCACGCCATCGCAACGCATCACCATGAAGAACCGCTTACGGATGGTCGGCGCGCCAAAGTCGCAGGCGCGCAGCTCGCGGTGATCAACGGCATAACCCAGCCCGGTTACCAACTGCTGCGCCTGCTCGCTGCCGGCGGCAATGCCTAGGAATTCGCAGCACTCTGCCAGCGCCGGATGCCCGGCAGGTATCCCGCCAGATAACATCCCGCAGAACGCCTCAAACGTTTCACCAGCGCGGGCAGGATCGGGCCGCATCTCCGCCGCCAGCAGCGGCCCCCACGTTTTGAACTCCTCCACGTTCTCCAGCATCATCACGCGTGGCCGCACCGCCAGCGCCCAGCGAATGACAATCCACGCAAGTCCACGAATTTCTTTTTCTACCGGCTTCGAGCCTTTTGCTTTCGAAAAATGGCGACAGTCCGGCGAAAACCATGCCAGTCCCACCGGGCGACCAGCGGTAGCCACTACCGGATTGACATCAAATACACTTTCACAATAGTGCAGCGTTTCAGGATGATTGGTTGTATGCATTGCCACGGCGTTAACGTCATGGTTAATGGCAATATCCACGCTACGGCCAGTTGCCATCTCAATACCTGTACTCGCGCCACCGCCACCAGCAAAGTTGTCCACAATAATTTCTTTCATGCTGCTTTCTCCATTGCTGAAGCCATTTCGCTGGCGGCTTTTAAAATTTCAGGCATTGGTATTCTTTCCAGCCACATCCTGTTTATGTGGTACTTCACTTTCCTCTGGCTACTTTCTGTCAGCACACCGGCGCTTGGAACCTGTCCGAAAAGCACGGATACCTCTGCTGGCCATTTTTCAGGTAGTTGTTCTGGTGTTGAAGAGAATGACGAAACAGACGTAAGGCGTCCGGCTAAGCGGCGGATCTGCGCCAGGAATGCATCGCCGCGTGCTTCCAGATCCTTACGCCTGATATAACTCATCGCCGGGCCGCGCCAGCTCTTGTCGAATACAGCAACTGCACCAGCGAAGAACGCGCCGGTAGGCACCTGCTTTTCATCCTTCGGTACAAACCACGTCGGCAGATCGAAACCGATACGCCCGCGGATAAACGCGATGTGATCGGCGTCCTCCGGCCACCACACCTCACTGGTAGCAGCCTTAATCAGGAAAACATAACGACCACCTTTCTCGCGCATCGCGCTGGCGTGCTGCATGATGTAACGCATGCCGGTGATGTACTGATCTTCATGCTGGCTGGCGCGGCTGTAGGGAGGATTACCGAACGCGGCGCCGTTGAGTTCCTCCAGGCGCGCGGACCAGTCCTGCGTCAGTGCGTTATCCTCGGCGGTGTAATACGCTTCGCATTTGCTGTTCTCACCATCGCTCAACAGATCCAGCACCAGTGGGCCAAACATCGCATTGATACCCCAGAAGATGTTTTCAGGTGTACGCCACTGATCGCCAACTTCCTTCAGTTCGTGCACCGGCTGATTACGCAGTTCTGCAATTTCACGGCAGTATTTATTTGGCATTATTCTTCCCCTACATAACGGCCAGCGAGATAGCACCGCCCTTCCGGTGTCATGAAATTTCCTGCATGCCTGAGGCACAAGGCCCGGCGCGAAACATAACGATTCCGATCTGTACTACTAATCGCCATATCAAACGCTTTAAGCCAGACCGATGCGGCGCGGAAATAAAGTCCCTGCGCTTCCAGCTGCTGCGCCCGGTTTTCCAGCCCGGTCAGGGTCCGGAGGTCTTCCTCTGAAAGCGTTTCTGCCAGGGTTTGGTTAGACGGGTAGTAAGTCAGCGTCGATTCCTGAAAATCCCGGCGTAACTTCCCCTCCTCATAAAAACGGCCAAGACAGCGATTGATAGTGCTGGTGTTGGTTCCCGGCATGGCTTTGGCAATATCGCGATAATTGCAGCCGGGGTTCTCAATGACATACTGCAAAACTTTCGATGCGATGCTCATCCGCGGAACCCCTCCGGAATGGTGTACGCCACGTCCTGGTGACTCGAACGGAATACCGCTGAGTCAGGAAGCTTGCTGCGCTGGCCCCATGTATCGCGTGCCGGGCGTCCGGCGGAATCCCACTTGTTCGCCGACTGCAGATAGCCCGGGAACTTGCTTGGCAGGAAGAGCGTTGACGGGCGCAGGTACTCGGCCATTTTCAGATCTGAGCCCCACTTCTCAACGCTGTAATCCACGACAAGCACCAGTTCTTCAGGTGTAAACCCGTCCGCCAGTCGGGCACGGATGTTTTCCAGAGATGATTTGCAGACCTGGTACCGGGATCCGGTGGTCTTGTTCAGGTGAGATAAAACCTGTTTAGCCTGGTCAGTGATTACCACTGCAGGGTCGGGTTGCTCAGCAACCTGACAGGAAGGTTTTTTATCTGATGGATCATGTTTTGAATTTACTGACGGATCCCCGCCAGATTCTGACGGGTCAAAACCACCGTTTTTGCTGGATTCTGATGCCTCAAATTTTGACGGGTCAGTTTTTGATGCGTCAGATTTTGACGTGTCAGAATCTGACAGGTGAGACAATGCGGCCGCCTGAAGCTTTGCCACATTAAGCTGGTAAATATTTGAGGCGTTGCGGTTGCCCTGGCGGCGCTGGGTGCGTGACAGCCAGCCGTCCTTCTCCAGCTTCGCGATCGCCGTGCGGACAGTGCTTGGCCCGGCACCGAGCTGGCGCGCAATGGTCTCT